AGGGGACCGCGGTGTTCCATGAGTGGCAGACTGATTCGCTTGCTTCTGCGACTTCAGCCAATGCCGCAGTCGAGGGTGCCGATGGGGTGTCCGCTACGATCAGCCCGACCACTCGTCTTGGTAACTACACGCAGATCGTACAGAAGGTTGTACAGACTTCTGGCACGCTCGAGGCAGTTAACAAGGCAGGTCGGCGCTCGGAACGCGCATACCAGTTGGCAAAAGCGTCATCTGAGCTTAAGCGGGACATGGAAACCATCATCACTGCCACCCATCGAATCGTCTTGCTTGCTTGCCCCGTCACAGTGATGGCCAATCCACCGTTTGTCGTGTCAGCGGAAAGCGCCATCAGCCATGTCGATGCGCCTGTGCTTTTCTCATAGTTCTGATAACCAGGACTCTTAAGAACTGTTGATGCAGCATTGGCCCCGCGAACGATCAGCCCGTTGATAACGTTGACCGTTATGTAATCCGTTTGATCCCAGCCAATCAAATCAATGTACAACAGGGCAGCAGAGTTGTTTTGCAGGATCAGTTGATTCGTTGCCCCAGCAGCACTGCTATTGCTACGCAACTTTGTCGCAGTGGCATTGGTAGTCTGCACTCCGACAATCAAACATCCAGACTGCTGCACACCTGCTTTTGCTTCAATCGGCGTGTCACTAGCAGGAGTGACTAGATAGCCAATGATCCCACGAGTAGTCGCCGCTTGCAACGTTTGCAGCATTGAGCCTAAAACTAACTAAGTCAACGGCATATTGACCACGCTTATTACCACCAGCAGCCGTACCTGTCGGAACCTGTGCAAGCAGCGCACCAGCACCTTTTTTTACTAACGCAAGGTCGCCGTTAGTCGTGGTTACAGCAGACGTAAGACTTGCGACGTTTACCGTGGCATTAGGCGAGGCACTACTGATCGCACCCGTCACCGGCAGACTGTCAGTGCTTACTGACTTGTCAGCAGGGTAAGTACAGAACACATCCTTAACGCCAGACCCAAACCCGACGAGACTTCCGTTGGCGCTGCTTGCAAGAACGGTATCTCGAGTCAGCGATCCGGCTCCGACCGTACCAATACCGACTTCCCAATCAGCCGTGTCCTGGATGCAGTAATAAGTTGTGTTCCCTACCCCGATAGACGAGAAACCTTGATACCCCTGCACAGCACCCAGCAGGGTAATCGTCCCCGTTCCTTGGGTAGAAGTCGTCTCTTTGACGCGATCTTTTAGTACGAGCGCCATTATCGACTCACTCGCATTGTCAACGGTGATGCACTGAACTCAGCATCATCGTCCGACTTCGTAAGACTGTTGATGCCACGCTGATACAACGTCGCCCAGGTCTGCAATCGAGCGTCGTTCATGAGATACGGCTCAGCCTCACCCAGCGAGCCATACAGCAAACAATCCATCGCGTTCACCGTCCAGACGTTCGTCGTCTGCGTGCTCGAGAGGAAGGGTGGCGAAGCGTAATACAGCATATACAGCGTATACGCATTGTCAGGGTAGGGAGCGAACTTGAACTCGTCTGCCAGGATCGTGTAGCGAGTTGGCTTGCCAGAGTACGTAGACTGAGCGTTGCTCGTGAACAATGACGGAGTGAGGTAGATCACCGGCTGGAGCGGGTCTCCATCGATGTACAAGTCACGCATCTGGAGAAAGTCTGACGGTAGCTGCACCGTCGCATCACCGCTCGTGGTCAAGGTGGTGACGTTCTTCAGCATCTGACGGATGCGAAGCTCTCGACGTAAGCGAATCTCTGCCAGCCGAATGAAGTCAGGGATCTGGCTACTTAGATCGCTTCTTGCGAGATAGTTTGCGATTGCGGTTTGCAGATCGCTGTAGGTCGTTAGGGCCATGCTTTACATCATCCCATCCGAATGTCTTGACTCCGATATGCCCGATGTGCATCGACAATTCGTGGTCTACCCAGACAGGAATGTCGTTTTCCATGCAGCGGACACAGAAAGTGACGTCTTCCCCAATTACGTTCCCATGATCCGTCCAGATGATGTCAAACCAAGGACGGGGAACCTTCTCAAACACTTCTCTACTGACAAGCGTACACGCAAAACCGACCGCTGTCACCTGCTCAATTCCCTGCTTACCCCGTGACTCTACCTTGTGCCACACCTGATACGGTTCGCCTTCAGGCTTGCCGTTCAACATCTCCCGCTCAATCTTGAGATTCAGCGCGGTAGGGAGAATCGGCTCTCTCCTGGTGGTGGCGTTCGTCCCGATCATCGACACCTGTCTTGACTGTAGGATCTCCAGCGCGTTAGCAGGAAACCGTTGATCCGAGTCAATCCACAACGTCTGATCTGCACCCCACTCCAGAGCCTCCGATGCCAGCTTCTCCCTTTGCGTGAAGATCAGCGTCCCAGGCATCTGCAACAACTGGATGTCGTTTACTCCACGCTTGGCCTCGTAAGCACACAGCCTAGCAAGGTCGAAACAGAATCCAGACATCACCTCGTCCCGGCATGGGACACAGATTGCAACTTTCAAATATGCCCCGGATGAGTTCTGAAAAATCGGTTGTCAGGATTGTTTAGGAAAGCCTTGAACGCAGTCTGATCTATTACGTGAAAGCCACGCATAATGCCTTTTGCGTTCAGGTCATCAATCAGCGTCAGCGGAAGTCGAGCAATGTGCGTGATTACATCGTCGAACTTCTTGGGCGCATCGTTGAATTGACGTTTGTTCGCCTCGATGATTTCGGAGACATCCTGCTTTGTCTCCAGAATCACACCGCCCTCAGTCGCGTGAGCAACGGTATAGCGGCCATCGTGAACAGAAAATAGTGTTGGCATAAAAGCGGGGAGAGGTTTCCCCCTCCCCTTCCCGATTACAGCGCGGGGTTCAGGTCCGCAACGATGGCATGAGCCGCCTCGTTACGCATCTCGAGCGTGAACTCGGCAAGCAACTGCGTCTTTTCCGAGTCGCCGGTCTTTGCCAGATCATTCGTCTGGAACGGACGAAGATACGACAGAGCAGCATATTCGGGATCAAGGAGCAGCGCGTCACGAGTACGCATGAAGCGGTCAGGAACAACCGACAGAGTACCGAAGTCGCTCATGTAAACATCAGCGGCACCGATAATCGTCGTCGGCTGGTCGCCAGGAGCCATGTAACGCTGGGCAGCGATACCGGCAAACGAGGAGACCTTCTGCTTCAGACCGGAACCAACAACCAGCATGGAAGGATTGCCACCCGAATCGAACGCCGCCGCAACTTCGTCCTTCAGAAGCTGCTCGGTGAACGTACGAGTCGCACCGTCCGAACGGGTCGAAACGCCGATGGTCGTCGGGTCAGTACCAGAAGTACCTTTCGACGTATTGGTTTTCAGCCAGGACAGAATCGCGCCGAGTTTACGAGCAGACGATGACGAACCAGCATCGCGGCCTTGGTTGGCAGTGATGATGGTTTCCATGTCCCGCTTAAGCTCAGATGAAGCTTTTGCCAACTGGTATGCGCGTTCCGAACGGCGACCTGCCTTGTTAACTGCCTCGAGCGTGCCAGAAGTCTGTACAACCTTCTGAACGATCTGCGTGTAGTTACCAAGACGAGTGGTCGGGCTGATCGTAGCGGAAACTCCATCGGCACCCTCGACTGCGGCATTCGCTGCGGTAGCGGCTGCAAGCGAATCCGTCTGCCACTCATGGAACACCGCGGTCGCTTTAGTGCGAGCCAGAGTGCTCATGATCGGGGTTTCGGTCGGGCTGATGTCGTAGATGACATCGATCAAATCTTCGCGCTGGCCAATGGCCGTGTGTGCGGTAAAGGTAGGCATGATGGACCTCAGTAATTGAATCGTTCAAACAATGAAGCTGCATCCCTGGCTTTGCCAGACTTACGCAGCCGGTTTCGTTCCTGCTTCGCTGCATCAGACTCAGGGTTTGAAACCTTGCCAGTTCCGGGCTTTAGCGTCTTAGGAGCCTCGGCAACCCTCTTGGCTACCTCTGGCTTGTTAGACATCAGCTTGCGGTACTGAGCGGCTTCCCACAAAACCTGAACAGCGCGTGAGTCATAAACCTGATTGAGTTCGCCCTCCGTAAAACCGACGTTCTGTGCATACGAGCGAATATCCCGTCGGACTTCTTCACCCTTCTGCGGATCGGCATACTCTGGAATGGCTTGCTGTAGTCGGGCCTGCTGCTCGGCAAGGTACTGCTGGAGTTGCGTCTGACGCTCCGCTTGTTGCTTCTCAGCAATGCGTTGCTTTTCAGCCTGAACTGCGGCTAGTTGCTTGTCTCGCTGGACAGACTCAGCGACTTTCATCGCGTAGCCAATCGGATCGGACTCTTTCAGTGACTCTAAATCTTCCGACTTGTTCTGCTCCGATAGAACCTTTTCAATCAGTTCCAATCGTTGAGCATACTGGTCTCGGAGTTGTTTGGCTTGCTCGACAGCGGCTTTCTCAGCTTCGATTGCCTTCCGCTGTTCTGCTAAAGCCTGGGTTTTCTGAGTGTAGTCAGTGCCAAGTTGATAGC